AAGGGCTTCCATGACTTCACCCATGGAACCGCCGTACTTCAAATGTTCGCTCAGTATCTTTCCGGCTTTTGTGAGATCCTTTGTGCCGGTAAGGACTGCGATGATTGCTCTGATCGTCTTAAAAATCTTCATGTTCTCTCTGGCATCATCATCCAGAAGTCCCATTACATCTACATCGTGATCTTCCAGATCACACATAAGGTTTGTAAAATCGAGATCTGCTACTTTAATCTCTTTAGGTCCATTCGCTGTCTGTAAAATCATACTTATTAACCGTCCTTTCGTTAATTTGTCCTATTTGTACGGCAGAGGATTATTCCCCTGCCGCAGTTTCACTTTTTCACGCTGTTACATAATGAAGAGCCTCTTCGCCCTCATCAGTAATGGAGAATGACATTTCTCTCGCATTGTTGGAAGATCCGCTTGTCGGATATACCGCCATAACACCGGCCCACTCCCATTTGCCGTCAACGCCCTCTTCTCCAAACCATAACTGGTATTTATCAACTGTTCCTGCTTCCTGCAGATCCAGGAGTTTCTTGTAATCAGCTTTCTCATACCATGCTTTGAAAGCAAGATCCCCTGTGTCCTCGATACCGTTAATGGTTCTTTTCTTCGTATCGGAAAGTGTTGTAACATCGAGTTTTTCCTTTTCTCCACCGAGATCCGGGTACTCAGTAATGTCGATCAACTTCTCAAATGTTCCGGGAGCATCTGCTTTCTCGTGCATGAGATATGTCACATTTGTACATTTTGCCATCTTCGTTCTACCTCCTTGTGTTTTCCTTTGCCTAAGAGGTAAAGCCTTGATTTATTAAAACCATCGGCAGGCACCAGGCAAGTGCTTTTCAGGAGCGACCCTATCCGATGGAGTTAATCATGTTTCTAATTTTGAGAACCGTGCAAGGAATTGTGATATGGAAGTATCGCTCACATTCTCCACCGGGGAAAAATAGTCGCAATGAAATCCGATTCCTACCATGTATTCTCTTGCGGAGTTTGCAATCTTCCGCGCCTCTGAGGCGGTCTTATTGGAGTAGAATTTAATTTCTAACCCAAGATTGATGCCATCCTCAGTATTTGAAAGTGTAGGTAACGCACCGCTCCCTCCTATCTGCTTGAAATACATATAAGGGAAAGACGGCGGTGTTGCTTTGAACACCTGTCCTCCTTTCAAACCGCTATATTTGTTCTGCAAGTCTTTCAGGAGGTTGGTAAAATACAAATTCACATTGTCCTTAACCATCCTTGAATACCTCGCTTGCTATTTTGGTTGCTTCTTTTCTAAGATACTGTGCCGTCTCGTACATGAATGGTCTTGACGGCATACCCTCTGTAAAACGCCATGTTCCATCGTCAGCCGGATAATACCAGCCCTCTCTACCGTCTTTTGTGGTAAAGATTGTTGCGCCGGAATTGTACGCCCACTGCATGATTGCTTTGTACTCTTCGCTCGGATGGGAACTATCCCTACCCTTTACGCCGGTACCAAACTCAATATATTTGCAGTAGCCACCGGCACTGATGATACCAACACCCTCTGTTTCATCCAGATAGCCAATAATGGATGCTCTTGCCACTCCGGTATCTACCGGAACTAGCTCCTGTGCTTTTTCAACGCCAAGATTTGTGAGTTTTCGGATCAATGCTTCGGCACACTTGTGTATGCGCTCTTTTCGCTTTTCCAATTTCTTTATGGCTTCGTCTATGCTGTCCGGGTCAAATGGGTTTATGTGGATGGTGTCTTGCACATCTCCACCCCCTTTATCTTCCGTATCGCCCATAGATTCTGTTGCAAATCATGTTTAGGGCAAACACATATATAATCTGGTTCTGTGTCCGTAGAACCGTCCTCATTGAGAACGGGAACTACATCAATGAAGAGCTTCGAGTATTCATCAATAGGCAGCTTCTTGACAGTTGATATGGTCTTGTCATAGACAACATCCTTGCCAAACGGAGAGTCCTCGGCGTTGCCGGAGTTTGGGCTTACTCTCGCAAGCACACGCACCGGATTGGAATATTTCGGTACGCTTTCTCCGGTAAGGTTTCCGTCCTCATCCACTTCGTCTGCCGTCCCCTCGTAGGTCTGATAGAAGAATGGAACCTGATTTATTCTGAGATCTCTAAGTCTCAGCATTGGCATCCCTCCTTAACAAACCAACATAGGTTTTTGGCGGTATCTTTGATAAGGCAATCTCAATGTCTTTTTTTCCTGTTTGTCCCCAGTTACGGGTAACGCCCAATTCTGTATGAGACACCAAACCACCCCTTGCATCATCGGAGTTGATTGCTTTTGCCAAATCGTAGATTTCAAACTCATATCGTTTGTAAAATCTCTCCAATTCCTCATCGGTAGGCTCATCATCATCCGCCCAAAAATGCTGATTTGCAGCCTGTTTCTGGGCTTTCATAAGGAGGACGGTAATCTGCTCATCAGTGAGAGTTTCATCATCGAGGATGACTTTCAATAATTTTGCGTTCATGCTCCGTCCTCACTTTCTTATCCCTGCTGAGTTAAGAACTCTGCGATTATTTTTGCTTTCACGGTTTCTTTTGTGTCATACCCACGTTCCGCTGCGATAGCCTTAATCTGAGCCACTGTCAGAGCATTAAGTTCTTCCTCTGTATACTTCTTTGTGGCATCAGTAACCGTCTCTTCTGTGCTCGCATCTGATGATGTGGAAACAGAAGAATCGGCTACGATACTGGAACCACCGTTAAGGGTATGACCTGTTATTCCCCCGATGCTTTGGTTGCTGTCAGTACGCTCGGCAGATCTGTGGAAATATTTGTGAACTTAGCACTCATCCACTCAGGCCCGTGATCCAAACCAATCTGTCCGAAGATCTGATATGTTTCTCCTGCACCAGTCTTTGCAAGCTGCTCCAGGAAGAAATTGCCCTTACCAGGAACCATCTGATGAACCGGAGCCATGATGGACGGATCGAACAGAACAGCGGTGCCGGTAGGCATAGTATCAAACAAAGCAACTGCCACTTCTCCGAGAGGGGTAACTACCGTCTGTAATTTGATACCGTTCACTTCTCTTCCGAGGGGAACGATTGTAAGGTTGTTCTGCTGTGCATCAAGGTTGAGCTGCAACATTGTAGTTGCATCAACTCCGAGGACGATGTTATCTGTCTTTGCTCCCTGATCGTGGATGGACTTTAATCCCTCTGCTACAAGCCAGTATGTGAGAGGCTTTTTAGCAAGATCAAGTACGTTGGTTGTGATAGCTGTCAGAAGTCCTCTTGTTTTATTGGCTTCTGCATCAGTAGTTGCCTTTGCGTACTTTCCGTTGATGAATGTGTACTCAATATCCTGTGCGATCTTTGCCATTCTACGAGAAACCTGAAATGCAAGCTCGTCCATAGGATTTGCCTGCTGACCGGCTACATTGATACCCTGCAGTGTACCCATGTTACTCTGCTTTCCGTAAGAAATCGCCACGGATTTCTGGAAGATCTGAGTTACATTGGTAAGCTGGCTTCTAGTTACCATTTCCGGCTGTGGTGCAGTAAGGGATGCTGTTTCAGAAATCTCCGGCTGTTCGCCTGTTTCTGTGTTGTACTCCTGACCGCAAGTAAACTCTACATGATTGGTTACAAGAGGTCTTGCGCCAATCATCGTAGAGAACGGTGTTGCTGTCTGCCCTTTAGCGAATAACATTCCGCTAAAATTAGGAACAGCGAATGATGTTGCTGTGCCCTGTGCCATAATTCATTACCTCCTTTAGATTTATGCCTGCTGATTGTTAGCGGCACTTTGATTTAATATTGCAAGAATCGCAGCCTGTGAATCACCTGCGTCCATTGCCTGTTTAATCTGTGCTGAATAGTCAACCTGACCTACGTTTCCAGACTGCGGTGTAGGCATCTGAGCCAAATACTGAGCGCGGATTTCCGACTCTTTCTGTTTGTCTCTTTCCGCCATAAACTTAGTGATGTTTCCGGTAACAACATCCATGCTTCCCTCATACTCTGCTGTTGCCGTTGCCTTTGCCATTTCGGCCGGCATACCCATTCCTAAGTAACGCTCCGATGATTCCGCTACCGCTTTGAATTTTTCCAGTTCCTTGACATAAGCATCTCTCTGAGCCTGCTGTTCCGCTTTTGCCTCTGCCTCCTGCTCTTCGGCTGTCTGCTTAGCTCTAAGCTGCTTGCGAAGATTTGCTTCTGAGGCGCAAATCTTATCCTTGTCAGTTTTCAACTTTGCGTTCTCCGCATTGACCTGTGCAAGCTGCGCCATAAGACTTTCAACGGTCATTTCTCCGCCAGAATTGTTTTCCTCATGATTCTCTACCTGAGACTGCTGCTGTGTACTAGATGCCTGAGTAGGCTGGTTCTGCGGTGTAGCCTGAGACTGCTGCTGTGTCTGGTTCTGAGTTGCTGTGCTGTTTACATCTGCCATAATTGACCTCCTGCGTTTGAACGGTTCTCTCCGTATAAATTTTTGCGTTTGTTCGGTTCTCTCCGTATAGACTTTTGCGTTTTTTTACTTGCGTCTCTGCAAGACAATAGTTGTATGCGTTTGATGAGGGTTTTCTCTAACCCGTTATCTGAAAGGGATTACTCCCTCTGTAACCGAAAAAAATGAGCCGGACACGATTCATCATCACATCCGGCTCATAGGCTCTAACTGTATTCAGTTAGTTTTTCTTTGCTGCCTTTTTGGCAGTTGTTTTCTTGGTAGCAGTTTTCTTTGCTGTGGACTTCTTTGCTGCCGCTTTCTTATCGGCAGTTTTCTTGGCAGTATCTTTCTTTGAAGCTGCTTTCTTCTTATCGTCCATCTTTTTCTTGTCCGCTGCTGTCTTTTTTGCAGTTGCCATTGGTTTTCTACCTCCTGATTTATAATTCTACGCACCGGCAGTTGATGATCTCATCTATCGGTGCGCCCATGCTATCATCAAGGGGGAACATCATTTTGTAACCATTGATGATAAAAGGCTCGTTAATAGGAACTGTTTGGCTGTCCGCCTCCCAGTGGCTAACCCGGACACGTTCATCCCTCATGCTTACCCATGTATGGGTGGTCTGTTTCTTATCCACGAGGTTCTGATGATTTATCCAGTTATATATCCAGTTCGTCTCATTCAGGGCAATTTCCGTGGCTCTAACCTCCGAGAACATCCTTTTTACACTTTTTGGAACATCCTCTTCTTTCATCAAACCACCGGTCATGCGAGACATTTTATAATCATCGTTGCCGTTAGCATTTGCCACTGCCCTCTCTGTGGCTTCCTGAATATACTTTGCAAATCTGTATGCCTTTTCCCTTACTTCTGTTTCGTACTGATGTTCAGGCATCATGGCAAAATAGAGATCCATGAGTTCATTTTCATAATCAGCACTCGTCTTTTCGTAAAGGAAAATGCCGGAAATAAGATTGAGGAACTGTGCTGCAAAAAAGTCTACAAGTGCATTTATAAACTCCTTGGCGGTTTTCTTCCGGCGGAGCTTATCGTCTTTGAGAATGTTCATTTCGTCAAAGTATTCAACCGGATTATACATAGTTCACACCGCCTATTCTTCTACCATTGCAGTCTTACTTGGCTGCTTAGATTCCTCTGTCTTATCTTTTTCCGTGTTGTTCTCCCCACCGTTCCCCTCTTCATCCTTGTATGCGTTAGGGTTCGGTTGCTGTGTCTTTTCCTCCTTGGAGGCAAGTTTCTTCTGTATACCATCAATAATAGGCTTACTATCAACCCATGCCTGTTGTGGATCTGTGAACAGTCCGACAGTGTTGAATGATGTAAGGCCATCTACTCCGGCATTAAGCAATGCCACAAGGGAATTGGTCTTAGACACCAAATCATAGGTTTTTGTACGGCAGAAACGGATTTCAACATCTGCCGTCTCTATATCTTTCAGACCGTCATACGGTCTCTGATCTGTCTTAATGATTTCGATTGCCAAATCAATGAGCTGCATTTCCGGCTCAGTGAATAACTGCTCAACCGTCTTTGCGGAAATCTCCAAGCACTGCCATCCATTGGATAGCTGCATTGCACCGGTTGTTGAACCGCCGCTTGCCTCCTGCCATGACGGTGTAGAGGTAATCTGCTCCAACTGAGAATTGAGATGGTCCACAAGTTTCTGAACCTCACTCTCATTCAATGTCTGATTGAGGTAAGTGATCTTTGCCTCCTTGCCGTCCCCGGTACTCTTTGTCATAATGACTCCATCGCCATCTACGAGGTTTTTCTTGCCCTCTTCATTTACCTGGCAGTTGTGCATCCAGAGTAAACTCTGAACGTGTTGCAGAATATCATTGATACGGTCAGAATCCACAAGATTCATTGCGTCCATCAGTGGGATAACCTTTTCAAAAATACCCATGCGGTCATTCAGATAAAATTCAACGACCGGTATTCTTCGGAGTGGGTTTGGTGCGATATTCTCTTTCAGATGATAGTCTGTCGTGTTCAACTCATGCTCAATGGTATAACAGAAATTCTTTGAGTATGCCGTAAGAGTAATTGTTCCATCATCATGTACGGAATAGGTGCATCCAAGCACTGGTTCTCTATATGCGTCATTTGAGTACACCACAAAGGTTGTAAGTGGACTTGGAACCAATAGTTCAAATGGAGAATATCTGCTCTTATTTCTGTTCGGCAGCATCATCTGGTAGCCGACACCGCAGATAAACAGGTTTCTTCCAAGGGCAATATCTTTTGCCGCTTTGCTCTGCTCCTGCATCATTTTATTGAGCATGGCGATCTTCAAATCGTCAATATTCTCTCCATCGTCCTCATCCTTTTTCTTCAAAAATCCGAATAAGGCTTTCTTCTGTTTCTTTGTAGGTTCTATTTTTGCTCTCTGTACGAAAGTGATCGGGTTGGAAAAACAATATCCCAGATGCACGTCCACAATCTTTGAAGCATTGTTTTCTACGACTGTGGCATTGAGATCCGGTCTGATTTTCTTTTCACGGTTAAGAATTGGCTGATTGCCTTTCTCATACTCAAAAAGAAAAACTTCCTGTGCCACATTCTCCTGGTGTTCCATAAACGCCTTAGATACAACCGATATGATATTGTCTTTCGTAATTTCCCTCTCATCAGTCATTAACATTCGTCTACCGAGAGTCGGACGGTTGCTTGCGTACATGAAGTTTCCCCTTTCCGAATAAAACAAAAGAACCGATCAAGTCTACTTGTGACTTAACCGGCTCAAAGGCTCTTTGCTTAATTCTATTTTTATTACTTCCTTACATCCACGGCAGTTTATAAAAATCGTGCCGGATGCTCCGGGTGCTTTCTTGAAAAGAAGTTTTTCACGGTTTGCCCGTGCCTTACATACAGGGCAGTATACGTTTTCCGTTTCCAATATAGCTGCTCCTTTCTGTATGTGGATAGTTGCGTGGATGGGATTTGAACCCACGACCGTCTGATTAAAAGTCAGATGCGCTACCGAACTGCGCCACCACACATTACTGGGCGGCTCGCCACCGCCCTATCCTACAATAATGGAGGAACCCATGACCTCTCGAAAGAGGCAAGAGCCAAGAGTGGGAATCGAACCCACAACCTTTTGATTACAAATCAAATGCTCTGCCAGTTGAGCTATCCGGGCTTACCAATATGGAGTAGCGTTCACTACTCCATATCAAGAAAGGGATAATCCACCAACGTCTATACCAAGACACCATCATTTTAACAAAAAAGGAATGATAACGCATTAAAATATCGGTGTAGCCGATATTCAACGTAGTCATTCCTTTTCAAATGATATAATTGAAAGTTAAATGATGTAATTAAGTTCGTTATTCTACGTGTTTTGGTTCGTAGTCTATGCAACAATCATCCCAGGATGTAACCGCTCCGTAACAATCACTTTCCTCATTGGCGCATATCCAATCCGTTGTCCCATTGAAATTCTCATGCCATGTGCATGATCCGCAATTTTCACTACATCCCATTCTGCATCTCCATCAATCTCTGCGCCTCTTCTGGGCTACATACAGTCACTCTGGTTTCTTCCTCACACTTTTTAACCATGCCAGCTCCGTCTCCGGCATAATCCTCCCAAATGTGCTGAGATTCCACGAATATATCATTGATACGTTTATACCCAAAACCGTATGTGCGGTGCAACGCAATGGCGATAGCCGCATATATCTGTGGAACCATCTGATCTGCTGCGGTAGCAACATTCTGTGAGCGGTTTCTTCTGGCGATTTCGTTCAGAGAATTTATCAATTTATTATTCTTCCCCATTATCCATATCCTCCAAAATCTGCTCTGTATCAAGCAGTTCTGCAATATCATAGGAGCAGCACGCAGGTTCTATTGGTTCTCCGCCGTAGCATACCATACCGTGGCTGCAATCTTCTGAAAGTGTGCAGTAATGACAGTAATCATCCCCATCGTGTTCGCTTATCCATTTATTGATTTTTTCCTCTTCTGTCATTTCTTTTTCATCCCTCTGATAGTATGCTTTTTACGGTTTCCTACAAATCTGCCGCCGCCCTTTTGGTTGCCATAGATAAATGCCGCCATATTCCCACCAGACGGTTTCTGCGTGGCTGGTTTGAAATCTGTCTGTGTGTTTTCCTCCATAGGACGTAATGATGGCGTTTCGGGTTTATACTGAGGTCTCCACACCATGACAATCTTATTCTCTTTCGGATCGACAAATCCAATCCCATTTTCAAAGATAGTAAGATTAAGTCCATGCCGGATGCAGGCATCTTCGATTTCTTTCTGTACCTCAACTGCTTTTTTCTGTGCTTCTGTCATACCATTTTCTCCTTTCATCGTACAGTTCTCCCAAGTCTATAAATATTTTCATCATTGATGATCGTAAATGCTGTGGAATCTTTGATTAAACAGCTATCTGGCGATACGGCTTCGCACTCAAAATCCTTAAATGCCTGTTTCTGGTACGAATATATTCTGATATTCCCATCAATCGGTATTGAAATATTGGAGTTATAAAAACATACATTGCCAAGCCCACATTGATATTTAATGCGATCCTCGCTATACGCTACTCCATGTTCATTGCACACAAAGGTAAAGAACTGTCCGGCTCCGTTCTCCAACACTATAAGCCATCCTCCTGTTATTTTATCTCTGTGTATTCCATAATTATTCACGGTATCAGTATATGGTATCTCAATGTTTTTTCCATCCAGATTCACAATGAGGTTTTCTGCAAATCTACTCACAACGCACGAATGTCCCTCAGATACCGCAAAGTAACTCTCATATCCACATTTTGTAATCGTCCGTATTCCGTTGCCTGATTTTGTGATCTGGATAGAGGTTAATGTATTGGCAGGACTTATGAAATATACTGAATCTCCTGCCGCATAAATCGGACTCTTGTGTTTCTTCTCAAACACATATTCTCTATCCGTGGTAAACCAGAACGCTCTATCATCCGCTTTTATTACAATATTCTCTGCTCCAACCTCTGCGAAATGGTATTTAATTCCGCTTTCGTATGTGAATTTATTCCCATTCTTAACTTCCACTACTTCTCCGGCATTATTGATATAGCACTGCTCATTTAGAACAATTTTTACATCGTTTCCTTTGAGCATCGTGATAAGTGTAAGCCCTCCTGTTACGCCTTGTGATACCGGCTTAGTAAGAACATTTGCATTATTATCACATAGCGGACAACGAGCATATTTGCCATAATAAAACTCCTGGTGTACATCGCAGAATTTAAGGTGTTTTGCCATGTGTTTTAATTCATCCCCCATAGATCGGCTCTTATTCTCAAAAATCTTTTTCAGAGAATCAACCAGATAAGGAGATAAGTTTTTCCACGGTTTAATCGTTCTTGGTATTTTTACTTTTGGATTGTCTATTACGCATATTCCTCGTTTCATACGTTCTACAATATCCATATCTGGTGTCATAGTCCCACCATGCGGATGAATCCTTGTAAGGGTTTTCCAAATCAAAATTGCCTCTGCGTATGTGTCTGTTTCCTCTGAAAAATCATTTCCTTTCATCAATGGATCTTTGAATAAGTCCATGCAAACTTCACATTTTTCATCTTCCACGCTCCAACTATCGCAATCTATAAAGTACACATTTCCAGTTTTGTCAAAGAGGATGTTCTGATCGTTCAGATCCCCAATACACACTCCGGCGGAATGTATATCTCTCACGGTGTCCTGTATCTTTACGAGTATTTCCAAAATATCTTTCGTGGTTATCCCATTCGCTTTCAGATATTTTTTACTTGTGAGAACTCTTACTTCCTCTCCTACGGCTTTTGGCATAATGTAACCAATAAACTTATTGTTATTGTCATACACTGCCGTAATCGGTTTAATAGCCTCCTTTGGCAGCGGTTTGTCAATGAGCATGGCAACTTTCTTTTCCTTGGCTGCAATATCAACACAGGGTTTGTAAATTTTCAGAATATCGTTGCCAAACTCATAGATATATCCCTCGCCTCCCTCCGTTATGGGAGTAAGCTGTCTTATCTTTTCTTTTCCTATCCTCGTTAGTGCCATTTTCATAATGCCCTCCTACAATACGATTGTTGTATCGTCCTGGAATAATTTCTGATGTTTGTTTATAAACCTCTTTACTCTTACTTCCTTGCCGCTCTGCAGGACTTCCGTAAATTCTTTCTTAAATTGTTCATCTTTCATGGCGAATCGTATTCCATCAGATGCTACACCAATATTCCTGTATTCATCTTTCGGAAAAGCCTTTGTGGAAAAATTGACACCATCTTTGTACTGTTTGAGCATATCTTTATTCACATAATTGTAGGCAAAGTATTTCGGGTATTCTCCGTCAGATAGTTCTTCAAACTCAATCGTTCCGTCCAGACGTTCTTTCACGATAAAACCATCTCCGCAGTAATCTACCATGAAATGTGTCTCATTTTCAGTAACCATAAGGATCGTAAAACAAAGGAAATCTCTGATTGAGCCGGAAGTCTGCCCGAATAGACCAAGTATCTCTCCAAAAGCAGCTGCGGCAGTATATACACTACATTCATGTATAATTCTGCTGTCATTTTTCAAAAGATGGCAAAACGCTTTTGCTCCAACTTCCGAATGTTTCCCCTCCGAACAGCCATCGCAAACAACTTTCATCCCATCAAATTCAATTCCGTAGTCCTGGCAATTCGTACCGTAGTCGATATGTTGCTGACCGATTTTATTTATAACCATTGTATTTCCTCCCACAAAAAAGAACGGCAACCCCTTTTAGGATCGCCGTTCTACTCTCATTTTTTATACGTCAAAAAAATCATCCTGTTTCGATACGGCACTCTTGGAGTTTTCAATCACTGATTTTGATAAGCAGTTGAAAGCTCTTCTGAGTTCTGATGCAGAACTGCTTACATCGAGGATATTCTTGAATCCAAGGTCTTTCGCCTCCTGTGTTGCCTGTCCTCCGAAACTGATAAACGCAGTAACGATTTCTTCCACGTTCAGATACTCTACCGCTTTCTTTGCCTTTGCAAACCCTCCCGGCTGAGAAGAGTTATCCATCCCATCTCCGAAAATTGCAAACACGGCCTTTACTCTCATTCCCTCATTTTTGAGGAAGTCTCTGTATTCTTTCAACTTCTCAGTTCCATCAATGATCGTATCGTACATAGCTGTGCATCCATCGGTGCTATACGAAGTGTCAAACTCTGTAATGCGCTTATAGCCTCCTACGGTTGCACTGTCGGAGAAGTCTGCTCTTGCAACCAGAATCTCATCACATTCCTTGGAATTGATAAGTGCATCTTTGAAATCCGAAAGAGCTTTTACCATATCTCTTTCATACATTCCCATAGAACCAGACTTGTCGATTCCGACAAAAATTAAATTGATGTTCTCACTGTCGATTTCATCAATGGAGGTATTTGCGATCTCAACCTCATCTAATCCGTCAATTATCTGTTCTGTTTCATTCATACCGGCTACCTCCTACAAAATATCATCTGTGCTTTTCACGATGTTTACATGGTACGTTTTCTTAAAATCATCAAAGGTCTGCTCAGCAACATCCTCAAACCCAGGAATGGAGGACATACAATCTTCCAGGATATAGATTTTCTGAGTGATCTCTGGGCGATTAGCGTAATGTTCGAGAATCTGTTTAATGCTTTCCAATACGCAATGGCTCTTTGCCTCTCCTGCAATAATGATCTTGTCGTAATTTTCCAGTTTGTTCAGGAAGTCGATATTGATGTAGTTCTTTGTATCATACTCAGGTTTGATAATTCCGTACATTTCGCTGAGTGGATCCTGTCCTTTTACAAGACGCTGCGTAACGGCTTTCTTTGCAACAGAGTGAAAATAAATCATGTTGGCAAACTGATTTTCAAATGCCGCACCAGACGTACCCTGTAAACAGTGGTAAGACCATACGCATAAGGTTTTCTTTCCGTCTTTTTCCAGATGTTCTACATAGTCACGGCTCTGGTGAGGGTAGATAACGGCTCTGTACTTTCCAGAATCAAGGTCTGCCAGCGTAATCGGTGTGTAAGGAGCCGGATTGTTGCCATTTTCATCAATCCACCAGCACGGATGGAAAATCTGATGTGGTGTGTGGGTATCAATAGATACCGCAATGTTTGTAATTTTATCCATGTTGTTATAGATAAACTGTGTCATTCTCTCCACATCGCCGTGTGCTCCGGGAACTCCGAGTGCTCCATTATCCATGAAGTCCTGCTGCACATCAATTCCGAGAAACAATACTCTCTCTTTGTTTTGTGCTGCCGGTGTAAGCTGCTCATCGTTTGCCTTTCTCAAAATCTCATTTAGAGAAATCGGATTTGTCTGTGAACCAATACTTGCGATGTTCACAATTTCATTGTAGGGTGTTTTCATTGGTGGTTATCTCCTTTTATATTTTATTTGACCGGAGCTATTTGCCCCGGTCAGTATTTACTCTATTCGACTGTGATGCAATCATATCTCTCAGAATTGATTGTATTCTCCATAGCCTCAACCGGATTGTAGCCAAGGTTCTGCAGGATCTGTTTGAATACCGTCACGGACTGTCCGCTTGCAAGCTGCACGCCTTTACGGTTGTGATCTGCATGGAATACATCGTGTCTGCTATTCACATTCCAGAAGATAATGTTAGGGATTACATAATCGGCCTTGCGGAACTTATTTGCCATCCTGTCATAGAACGACCACTCACGGTTTCCGCAATAGTCAATTTCCATATCAGAGATAACAACGATTGCTTTCGGCATTTCCTCCTGCGGAGTATTATGCTTTTTCGCAATTTCAAGAACCCTCTCAAAAGCAGCTTTAAGGTCTGTGTTGCCATCCCAATTTGCTCTGCTCACGTTGCAAATCTTCTGTTCAAGGGTTTCTCCCCTCAGAATAACCGTCTCCGGTCTGTCAGAGAATGTCATAAACAGATTGTGGTATGCACCCACATTTCTCTCTGCAAAATAGATTGCAAGACCGATTGATGTTGCCATAGGTCTGCCTCTCATGGAACCGGACACATCCGCCATAACTAAAGCGTTTGTTCCTTTCTCCACATAATCCGGCAAGGCTTTCCACTGGGCTTCAAGTACCTTGTTGCTCTCTCTGCCGTAAAGGATCTTCTCAACAATATCGTAAGGGAATAGTGTTGAGGCATTGATCTTTACCTCTCCCTTTTCTGCTTTGTTGATAAACTCTCCAAATCTCTCAGCATCATGTTTCATAAATGCCTTGCGGTAAATCATCATCGCACGGCTCGGAACTTCCGGGTATTTGATTTCATCCCATCTTCCGGCTGACATAAGACTTTCAACGACACCGATCTGTTTTCTCATACTACGGACGATTCTCTTGAAATTGTAGACCGGATAGCCTAATTTCTGCGCCGTAAGGATTCCGAGTTTTCTTGTGGCAGAGCTGCTTGCATCTGCGGTCTTAATCCATTTTGCAAGTAAAGAAATTGCATTTCCGGCATTGAGGTTCTGTAAATCTTCCTCAAACTGTTTCTTCATTGCCGCCCACATATCGTCCTCCAATGGAGTACCGATAAGCTCATACAGATCATCATATCTTCCGAACACGCCAACCAAATCAAGGTTCGGTCTGAGTGCTTCTGGGTGTTTCTCTGCCATATAACGGATAATGGTTCTGAAAGTCTTTCTCTCTCCAAGACCGCCACGAATGTCTCTTGCATAAAACGCAATCTTTGTAGCAAAGAGTTTGTCCTGTGCGTATGCCTCCGCAAACAGAGTGGTAATTCTGTTCTCATCAGCCTCTCTCAGCGATCCGATTGTGCCAAACAAATCCAATCTTGCATCGCCAGAAGTATTCAGTGCCACTGCACCATTTTCAGTCCGGGTAAATCTACCCTCTTCTCTCATTGCATCTGCAAAGCTCATGTTTTCCTACCTTTCCAGGACTCTCATTTACGGAATTGAACCGTTTCACATTGTTTTTTAGACATTTGCTTTAACCATTGTGATTGCTGTAGGAGTCCCTATAAAATTGTTTACTGTTTCATTGTCAGGACACTATTGGGGTTTATGATTAACAGTCATATCCAAAAGGGTTGCTGTAAGTGTCCCATGTAAAGTTTTATGCCTATCTGGCTAACTTTTTAAGTTCATACCGCCTGTTATGTATCGCTCCGACAGAACGACCAATTTTCTCAGACAGTTCAGAATCGGTAATCTCATGTTTGATTACCAGTGCATCTTCCTCCGCAGTCCACGGATGAGACGGATATAGAAATGACGTTTTGTTGTAATATCGCCTATGCTGCCTCTGACACGCCTTATGATACTTTTCCATATCCCTATAATCTTCTTTTCGGTTCATAGGCAACCTCTTTCTTTTTACATGACGCTGTTTCAAACGGGAAAATATTGTCAATGGAATTTTCTGTTTTGAGAGATTGCTGTAAGCGTCACTTAATTGCCCCGACAGGACTTGAACCCGTATGCTCGATTGCTGTAAGGAACACTCCTGTCAACCATGTTCCCTCCGGTTTACCATAACCGGCAATCGGGGCAGAGACGAGGGGCGGAATCGAACCGCCGACACATGCCTGGATTGGAATGAGATTGCTGCTGAGATCACTAACATGATCTGCGTATTCATATCATTGCTCTACCATCTGAGCTACCTCGCCATGTGGCACATCTTATTGATTTGTAAGGACGTTTGTGCCATCGCCTTGATTGGAGAGAGTTGGATTTGAACCAACAATGAAGCAGGCCCCAAGCTGTAATATTTGCTGTCAGCATCACAAACATGATGTATTGTACATAACTGCCGCGTCTACCGTTCCGCCATCTCTCCATGTTCAGTTTTAATACGGAAATCCGTATCAGTTGCGTGGGAGGGAATCGAACCCCCATCTCTTCGTTACCATCGAAAAAAGAATTATTGCTGTCCGTGTCACATGAAGCATGACAACCGCTCATAATGTTCTCTCCATTGAACTACCACGCAAGATTGCGGAGACAGGATTTGAACCTGTGACCTCCGGGGCATGAACCCGGCAAGCTACCACTGCTCCACTCCGCCATAATGGTTCTTCGCCCCACAAGAACCTCCGAGTTTTCTGCTATGTCGTATTTCTCGCATAATTACTCTTAACCGTCACACAGCCGACATCCTGAACGGTGGACTTGATTAAATATTTCCGTACACTCACTATGGTTTGCTGTGATACACCCTAACCACCGGGTATGCCAATAGGAACTATCTTTCGGGTAATCTCTCTAACCCCAACTGGTTTAGCGTCCGAAGTCAGGACGGCTTTGCCGAGGCCGGAGTTGAACCGGCATTTACACCAATAGGTGTTGCTCTACCATTAAGCTACTCTCGCAATATGCCTATCTGTTTTCGTACAGATGGCAGAAACGATTGTCTTTCACATCGACACAACGGGTAGTTAAAGTGCTTTTCCTTGCAATTACTCTGATGTTGCCTTTAATTATTCCACGACCTCTTGGAAACCAGAGATAAAGCGTTGAGGTCCCTTGGATAGATAAGGAATCGAACCTTACACCGGAATATTACGATAGTCGCAGATTACCTCATGTGTTTGGTGCGTACGGATTTTTGAACCTATCGTATCAAAGGCGGGTGGCTGCCATTCCTGCTTATTCCAATCACTTCGCTTTGCGCTGTTGCCACACCAGGACGCACCTTTTCCTCAACCGTACTAATATTGCAGTTACCCTTTACTGCCTACTATCCAATTCTGAGACCTCCTCCACCGGTGGAATACGGTCTCATAGCGGTGCATATAGGAATCGAACCTATACGGCATTTCTGCCGGATGGCTTAGCAAGCCACTCCGCTACCATTACGGCAATGCACCATAACGACTCTATTGGGAATCGAACCCAAATTTTCCGATAGACAGTCGGGCGTAATAACCTTTATACCATAGAGCCATATAAACGCCGTGTTAGGGATTTGAACCCCAGAGACTTTTACATCCAGACGGTTTTCAAGACCGCACCCTCGACCAACCGGACACACGGCAGAGTAGTTTTCCCTTGGTAACGTACAAGTCGGAGATCCTCTTCCGCCGGTCGTAAACGCCCTTTCCTAACCTTTTCTGTCGTGGAGTGTTTTGAAAGAGTAAGTCAAGTGTCTCCAACTGGGATAGTGGGGATCGAACCCACGACACCACGATTAACAGTCGTGTGCTACTACCATCTGAGCTATATCCCAAGAGCCAGTACAGTGAGACTCGAACTCACGCCTCTTCTCGCGAAAAGTGTTCTCCCCTTAAACTATGTACTGATGCAGTCCGGCAGTGACTTGGATGGTTGCCACTACCGAACCGATGCAACGTGTAAGACAGTTGCCAACAAAGGTATTTCATTTTTTAATGTGGTTCTCGGACCTTGCACCCCTCCACATGGCTCTCATAAACCACCGACTATTTACTCAGAGAGCCTTGGCACAGTCCAACTTTTTGTGCCTTACCTCGGATGTACGTTGTTTTCGCAGTTCTCCGCCTCTACTACATTCCTCTGCGCCTGACTAAGCATGACGGCTCGGTTGGTTACGGCTCACGCACATCTGTAATCAGGTCTTTCTCGGAAGTTTCCACCGCCGCTTAAATCGCTGTAACGCTCATGCACTCTAAGCAGTAAATTTTCCGCACCGGAGTTTTTCTTAAAACTCTTGGTAATGAAAAAGCACTTGGTGATCACCGGAACCTCGCCACCGCCAATTTTCTTTCCTGTTAAAGCCGGACTAAGAAAATCAGTTAAGAAATCCGCTCGTCCTACGGTGGGGAGTTGAACCCCACTTTCCCCGGCATGGTGTCCGTGGCATTTCCAGTTATGCTATCGTAGGCACCGTTGCAACAGTGGTCTTTAGCGTGACTTACGCAAGCTCTCCAATTTTAAGTCCTGTCGGCTTTCCCTGACTACTCACATAAGCCTCTCAGTGAGCATTGCAATCTCCCTATTTAATGATTGCTTACCACGGCTTTCGCCAATACTTTTCAGCCGGAACACTAAACCAACTATAAACAGTCAGCGTTATTCTCAGTTGAAATGTTCGATGGGAGAATCGAACTCCCGTCCCCACCGTGAAAAGGTGGTATCTTGACCGCTTGACTAATCGAACAGGTGTGGTTTTTACTTTTTGACTGGAAGCAAGGTACCCTTTAACCACAAAAAATCGTAACCAGGTTCTTGCAATTCTCCGCAAAGAAGCCGTTCGCGTCCGGTAAATTCTCTGTGAATAGGCTGCAATCTACCTAAATGGGCGAAAGAGGAATTGAACCTCCAATGTTTACCACGAGGGAACGGATTTACAGTCCGCCGCAACACCACCAATCGTTGCCGTTCGCCCGGAATTTTCTTTGTATCGCCAAGAACATTAGGAAAGAAGCGGTGGGAATCTTGATCGCTAGAGCTGCACCCACAGGTGGAATCGAACCACCACACTACACCAAGTTCGCTCCGATCATTTAGCGATTCACTTCATCTTTCAGTGCTTTACCGGCTTTGAACTTAGGTGCTTTGCAAGCCGGAATGGAAATCTCTTTTCCGTTCTGAGGGTTCTTGCCAACTCTGGCAGCACGCTCAGTCACTTCAAATGTTCCGAAACCTACCAACTGCACTTTTCCACCCTTTCCAAGTTCTCCGCCTACGATCTCAACAAATGCGTTGAGTGCTTTTTCAGCGTCACTTTTGGAAAGTCCGGCATCGTCAGCCATAGCCTGTACTAATTCAGCTTTGTTCATTACTTCTTGCCTCCTTTCTTGTGGTCTGCATATATGGAATATGCGATTGCAATTATTACTTCTGTGATTATCGTTGCGGCAACACCGCACCAAAATTCAGGAATATACATCTTTTTGCATCCTCCCTTGTCTGCTACCTCTGGTAGCCGTCACGGTCATGCGGTAGTCATACCGTTTCTGCACTGCACCGCCGCACTCAGCCGCCTTACTTCCTCCGGTGTATCTCGGCGTAGCTTCACTGCCATGGCCATATTTATAGTTTCGTGCCGGATTGCCATGCGTGGACCATCAGGGACTTGAACCCCGGACCATCCGGTTATGAGCCGGACGCTCTAACCAACTGAGCTAATGGTCCATACCTCACACTGGGGAGATTCTATGTGAGGTTTCGGAGGATTATCATAAGTGGGAACCCTCCGATGTAGGATTGCTGTCGGGGAACAGTAATCCTGAGTGGGAAGTGTTGGTGTCGAACCAACTCCTATGGATTTTCAGTCCATCGCTTCTACCGAGTTAGCTTACTTCCCATATTACGGCACTGTTGCTGTGCCGTAATGGTTAGGAGAAACTTTAATGCCAAATACCTTGTGTTCACTCCGCTTAACTTATATCTGTGTCACTTGGTATGGTCGTAGTATAGCGTACTAAACATTCTTTGTCAAGTGGAATAAACAAAATTTTCAAAAAAATTTGTTTTTCAGTGTGTAGTCGGCTTTACAGCCGTTTTTCTGAACATCAGAAATCAACTTGCTTACAGGGATTTTGAGAAAATTTGCTATATCGTATATCTTGTCGATTGACGGATAACTTTTGCATTGTTCCCAATCGCTCACGGTATTCTGCGCCACATGAACGCCCGTTGCAAGTTCGTGTTGTGTAATTCCCCTATTCGTTCTTTCTTTTTTCAAGTTGGTGGCGAAACTATATTGTCCCATGCTATCCCTTTCTATATTCCTAAGTCGCTTCTCTTTACTACCTGTCCCTCTCCGCCAAGAAGAGCATCTACAAACTGGGCGAACATTGCCAGAGTGTCCGGTGCATCATCATGTTTATTCTTTCCGAGCTGTGTATAACTGCAAAGGAACGACATCATCACACCGTAATCGCTCTTAGGCTCATATTCTGTAATATCCTTGAATATGACGTGTTCCTTAACCCATGAAGAATTGACGATGATCTTGGTCTCTTTGTTCTGAGTAGTGTATTTCTTCGTAATATGGCATCTGCCGCCTTTGGCTTTAACAAGTCTCTCAACTTCATTTGCGGTTCTGCTACCCTCTTTGTTGCTCTCGAACTGTGCCTGCTGTACATGATGCTTAACAAGCATATCTGAGTTGAGTTCGTCCAAGGTTCCAGGGTCGATGTTCTTGAATACCAGATCTTCCAGATAGTATCTGTCTCCGTACTGATAGAAAACTCCGAGGAAGTTGTAGTCTGTACCGGTGTCCTTGGTATCGCAGATTGCCAATATAGAATCCGGTTCTCTGTCCGGCAGTCCTCCGATGTATCTCTGTAATTCTGTTGGATGATACAGAATACCCTCTCTCTCAATCGGATCACTCTTGTACAGACAACGGTATGAAACATCATCCATCGACATTTCCATATCGTGGAAGTATTTCTCATCAAATCCAACATCGTAATCGTAATCAAAGTTGCTTTTTCCGGTCTGAGGATCAATGTCTGGAACAGCAATGAACTCTGCCCTCGGATTTCCCTCGTACATTCTTTCAAGCCGGCCAATAACATCATGAACACTCCACCGGGTTGCAATGTGGATCTCTTTTGCTTTCTTCTTTTTACGAGATTTAAGGTCTGTGGTGTACTCTCCGTACAGCTTATCCAGACGATCAATAGACAAAGCCTCTTCGATACCGGAAACTAAATCATCCACATACAGAAATCCCTCGCAACGGGTAACACCGGTAAGGGAACCTCTGATTGGTCTGCAGGTCAGTGTCTTAAACGGCTGCCATCTTCCAAGGTTTATTGTCTCTTCTTTCGCATTGTTTCCCTCAAATACAATGTCTGGGAACACATCGCTCCAACAATATTCATTACTGGTAATTATGTTGAGAACAGCATCATAGAACATTCTCGTCATAAATCCAGAATGGGAGGACATAAGGTTTGGTGTGTTTGGGTAATGCCCCATTACAAACGATATAAAAAACTCTCCCAGTGTGGTCTTGCCGGTGCCAGGAGGCATTGATATTGATAGAATATCCAACTCATCATCAATAAGCCTCTGCATCTTCTGTACAAGCCAATAAATCTTATTTCTTCGTGGCTGATAGTATCTGTCCTCTGGATCTCTGTTCTTTTCCACATAGAGCAGATAAGAGTCAAAATCCTTATGTTCCTGTGCCAAGAACAAAAGAGCCTTATTGTACAAATCGTAATATTTAATATCTCCTGTCGCACATAGTCTCAGTGCAAGGAATCTGACCTTATTCGCTAATTTCCGCGAAAGTTCTTTATCTTCCCGGATAACCTCATTTGCCATTCCGAGTAAGGACAGAAGATTGTCATAGTCACTCAGATCGCTTTTCAGAAGCCTTACGATAATCTCTTTATTCGATAGTTCGTGTTGAGCCATGAAAATTCATCCTTTCTCACGGCTCTACACGGCTCTGTAATATTTAAGGTTTTACCACATTCACTGACGCACGGATTGTAATGCCACGGCGCGCCGGATTTTCGTTTGTTTCAAATTTGATAAAACCCTCGTCGGCAAGTTTTAACCCTATTCTGCTTGCCAATTTTCCATGAACATATTCTGTTGCACCATCGCGGCCCGCATTGAATATATCCATCTCCATGCACTCGGCATATCTTTCTATCGGTCTTTCATCATACCTCACTTGAAACAGAGGTTCTTCTATCTGCGGCTGCGGTCGTGTTCTCCGTTCCGGTCTCTTTCTCCAATGTGGTTTGTTTGCCGTCCGTCTCTGTCTGCGCATCTTTTCCTCCCTCCGCATTTTTTCGATCTCTCACACTCTTACTGCAAACGCTCAGAATAACCATATTGAGATGCTTATTCTGTTCTTTGAGCTGAGAGTTCTGTTCCAACAGCAGCTCATTCATCTGTGTAATTTCTTTCTTCACTTCATTGTTGGACTTTGCATCTTTCCAACCCACAACAATGTAAAGTGCCAATATCGCAATCCAAATGATTGCTAAAATAACATCTAACATTCTTTTATTCCTCCGGCATATAATAAACTCCGCAGCTATACGCTGTAACATCCGCCTGTCCGTTGCCACGAACCATGATAATGCTATGATCCATTGCCAGATCCTTTACGGCATCCTCAGATATGTTGCAATTCTTAGCCACTATCATATCAGGAGGAAAAGCGTTTCCGAGTAACTGTTCAAATACTTCTTTCCCTCTCTGTTCTGTGTCGTAAGCTGCAAGTGTGTAATCATCGGCAGTAATTCTTTTTCCGTTGAGTGCAATGCTTTTGATATTGCCGATGTTCACTACGTTGCTACGATCCTGGTCTACAATATACATCTCTGATCCTCCAACCACTTATTATCAAAATAGCAGAATCCAAACACGGCTGCTCCAATCAAAATTACCCATACAACCCAGAAAATTACCAACCCGGCAGTCCCATTTGAAACCATATAGTCCACCGCTTCATCTATCGTATCTGCCTGAATGAACGGTGTTCCGTCCTCTATGGTATTATCTTTGAGATTGGCATAGATAACTCCGCTGTATTCCGTGTTGATAACATAGTACAAATACCTCACATGGGACGATTGCTTAATCGTGTCATACAGGTAAGACCCCGGCATCTGGATTTTTCCATACGGAAACTCCACACCAAGGAATGACACCGTTTGACTATGGTTTTCCCAACTATCGTAGTAATCCCACGAATAATATACCTCCGTGGTGTAATAAGTCTGTGTTTTCCCATTTACCGTCCGTGTATGTGCCACCTGTCTCGTATGTTGGTTGTAGTGTTGTTCCTCAACCTTTATGTAGGCAGCTGGTACTCCACCTATGCCCGGATCTGTAACAGGATCTACTGCCACCAGATTTCCTTTCACAAACGCATTTCCTACATCAGTTCGCATACCGTACTGAAACAGTTCTGCATTTCCATCAATCTGCATGGCTTGATAGTATTCCTGATTCTGTTCGTCATTGTGTGAAGCTATCTTTTCACTAATGAAAAATCCACCCATAAGCATGATAAGGATAATGACGATGCTAAACATCAGTTCGCGCACCGTCATATCCCAACCGTTGCCGGAGTAGATTATCTTACTCCCTTTTCTCATAGGCTTATTCTCCAAACAGATTGCTTACAGGCTGTCTGTCCTCTTCGCTGTATTCCAGATAGTCGTAATTGATAACCTCATATCCCATAATTCCCAAGATCTGCTTATGAGGGAATTTACGCACATATTTCTTATACGCCCTTACCTCATTATTGTAGGCAGTGCGGTACTGCAGGATCATATTCTCTGTGGTTGAAAGCTCATTCATCAGTTCCTTGTAATTCTCATTGGATTTTAATTCCGGGTATGCTTCGGCAACCGCAGCTATGGAAGTTGTCACATTCTCAATATCTGTGGTGCTGCCATTGTTTCCTCTTGCTTCTACGACATTAAGAAGAGTCTCTGCCTCATGCTTATCGTACTCCTTGACGCAATCTGCCAGATTGTAGATAAGATCCGTTCTGCGTTTCTCCTGTGCCTGAATATCAGAGTCAGCCGTAAAGACCTGTTCCTCCAACGAAACCGCTCTGTTGTTGGTACTTACGAAAATTCCTGCTATCAGTAATACAAATGCGGCTACGATGCCGACAATAATCCCTGTTCCTTTATTTTTCATTGTTGTTGCCCTCCATCTTTATCATAAATTTGTTTTCTGCCAATACGATTCCTCCGGGAGTTTCCGTGAATATTGGCTCTGTTCCGTTGTAAATCTGAAATTCCACATCATTCCGGCAGACGGCATCTCCGCCGTCCATCGGAATAGCTGCCAGAACTTCTTTTGTATCGGTCTTATAGACCACCACCGTTGTCATATTGCACCTCACATGAAGTAATCATAACCGACACCATATTTTGCCATGATAAGACTCTTTGCCATTTCCTCTAGTTTCTGGTGTTCGGTCGCATCCAGATACACGCCCTCATAGGTTCCACCCTGACATCCCATCCAATCGTACTTGCAATGTAAAAGTTCATGCACAAGATCCTTTTCCATGCAGTGTTTGAACAGTATATTGTTCTCTTTGTAAGATTCATCGCTGAGTAACTGGATGTTCGCCTGACTGGATTCAAATACGAATGTGTTATACCCGGCAGCGTCAATTACCTCTTCTCCATTAGGATTCATAATTTTATCCTCAACGTGTGCCAATATCAGCCACCCATCAAGGAATAGCCTGTGCTGCCACTCTCTCAGGCACTCTTCTAACTGCTCCTGGTCTTTGAATATGTCTATCGGTTTTCGTTTCCCATCTCTCTTTTTGAGAGTTCCACAAGTATTGTTCTCAAAAGCCGCACCGTCCGCAACGGAAAAGCACCATTTATCTCCATATCTGCGGCCGCACACATAATCCCCTATCTTTACCGGTATTTCGCATCCGCACTGATTTCCTATGTTGGTAATGAGTACCAGCCCACCTTTTACGGCGTTATGGTCTATGAAAAAGTTCTCTCCACTGGCAGTCATATAATCATCAATTTTCTTACCGCAAGTAAGCAGATCGAACATTTCACGCTGATTTTTCCCAGTTCACATCATGGTTTTTACTTCATCTGGGGACTGCGGTTTCAAGTTCAAATTATCCATCATTCGCTCTCCTTTACTTTCTTGGCAGATTTTACCTTGATTTTCTTTCTACCGAACTGCTGATATACCAGGGCAGACGCATGAACACTGTCCGTGCTACATACGGTAACAGTTCTGCGGATTGGTTTTCTCTCAATGGTTTCAAACACTACTTTGTACCACCGTTGTTTCATTGGTTCTGCCCTCCTGTATTCTTCCGTATATTCTTTCGCACTTTTCGGCGTGTTCACATCTGATTGTGGTTAATACCTTTTGGGTCTGATCCGCTAATACAGTAATATCAACCTTATCAACGTCAGCTTCAAAATCAGGGCAGAAAGCACAATAATCTTTCACTCTGAGTTCCATTCCATTATCCATGACAGCCCACCGCCTTTAACATACTGATTTTCTCTACCAGAACATCAACCGTTGCGTTGAGCTTGCTGTTCTTAATGCAAACTTCCTGATAATCCTCATATAATTTTCCACCATTCAGCATTTCAGTCTGTTCCTTGACTGTGGCATCCAGCTCTGCATTGAAACTTTCAAGCTGTTCAATCTGCTTCCTCAGATTATCATTCTCTTTTTCTACTTTCGCATTTCTTTCTTCCAGAGATTTCTTGTTTGCTTTCAGTTTTTCAACCTCGCTCGTAAGTTCTCCGAGTTTCTTTATCATTTCCTGCTCAGACATGGTTCCCTTTTCCTCCGTCTCTTCTACTCCAAGAAGTACCTTAATCTGTTTCTTTGAAATGTGATATGTCATTGCAAGGGCGGCTATGGATTCCCCGGAAGAATACTTTTGCTCAATCTCTGTTTTCTTCACGGAAATATCCACACCATTCGTATTGAACATACGCTTGTAACCGCCCTCTTCCAGAATTTCTACTATTGTCTGCGTGTCGCACACATTCAAGTCCGCAAGAATGGGTATCTGTCTCTTATGGTTCTTCGCCAAGCGGTAATCCATTAAGATTTGTCCCTTATCCATTCTTACCTCCCTGTTTTACCCCCCCCCACGGAGAAAAAGTCCTCATATATCGCTTTGATAACTTCCGCATCGTAGAGTGCATTGTGTTTTTGACCTTTCGGCAAATCAATTCCTCTGTTTGTAAGGAGCTGTTCTCTCGAAATGTCAAAAGCTGCCTTTTCTGAAATATCAAGCATCGTTGCAATGTCCTGATTGATGTCGTGACAAGCCGGTGTAATAAACTCAGGCAACTTCATAGCGTTTCCTGCCAATAAGTCAATCAGTAACACCATATCGTAATGCGAGACATCTGAAACGAATACCGCAGCATAATCACTGTCAAAATTAGCGTCCATTTCAAGCCATTCCATAAGTTCGCAACAAACATCTGCCTTACTGCCGATTACAGTCGTTGTTTTATTGTCGGCTGCCAGGCTTTCTTCTAACTCCGCATTGCCACTCAAAACCAAATGATCGAGAACATTCTTCTCAATCCATTCATCACACATACCCTCATCATAGTCCGTCAACTCTGCATAGAACCTATCTCCTGTGTCTGAGACAATTCCTATGCTGATAAGAGTTGTGTCCTTACGCAGACCAGTAAACTCTGTGTCAAAAAAATAGGTTCTCATGTGGTTTCCTCCGTTTCGTTTGGGATCTCCGGCACAGATTCAAAATTCACTCTCAGATACCGTTCAAACAGTGAAGTGCAAACCATTGTGTAGCTGTATACTTCTTTGTCAAGAACCTCATCCTTGATAGAATCCGTAATCTGAGTCATCATAATTGCTGCCGGAGCTGTTGATTTCTCATTCTCAAATGCTTTCAGCATAATGTTTCCGTCATATCCTTTGGCAAATTCCCTCAGCGTCATTGGTTATTCCTCCGATTTCTGTGCCTTTTTAGCTTTCTTGGCAGCTTTCTTTGCCTCTTTCTCAGACTGTGCCATCTCAGGAATGAACTCACGGAAAATGTTGTTGTAATTTCCGTTGTTGCCGGCCCATTTCTTCACGATAGCCATAGCCAGACCGGCTTCCTCAGAATAGGTATCAGCCTTTTTAGGCTTACGAATGGTTACTTCCTTGCCATCAACAACCTTTTTCTTGATTTCCACATTATCCATGCAGTTTACAACCGTCTTTGTGCCGTCAGACCAAAATACGATTGTTGCCGGATTCTGGAACAGGACTTTCTCGATACCGTATGCTCCAATAGGCTTGTCCTCAACCATTGCTTCTACACACAGTTTGTCGCAACGATACGGGCTGCCGCATACATGATTGATCTTTCCAGCGTAAGTCGTGCCGTCCTCGCACTCAATAGTTACTCTCTTAAATTTCTTGTCCGCTAAACTTCTATCCATATTGTCCTCCTTAATACCTAACTGGTTAAAAATGTCTCTAAACGATGTTTCTCCCGGAATAGCGCATGACGCTATAACCTGATCTCTTAACAATCCGATTGTGGCATTTTGACATTTCTGTGAAAAATCCTCTGTGATACTCGCAACCGGTATATCATCAAAATCCGGCCATGGTTCTCCGAGACAGCGTGCTCTTTCGATGCTCACTCTCCGCCACTGTTCTGCCGATGATGTTGCCGTTACCTGTCTTGCATTTTCCCACCATCGGTTTTCGGTAAATGCCGAGTGTTGCATCACTCTGTCAAATGTTTGTAATGGTGGTATCAGCCGTTCTTTCGGTAATCCAAAGCGTTCAAAACCCTGCATGGCAAACGCTATCGGATCGGGTAAATGTGCCGCTTCTGGCGGTCTCCACGGTTTCTTTTCTTTCTCTTCCATTGGTGTCCTCCTTGTGATTTATTATCAAGGGTGGTATGCCCTTAATCTCATGTTGAAATTGTTCTCGATTTTCGCCACAACGCAGTCCTTTTTCAGTATGCACTTGGCACATTTTTCGAGATTCCTGTAAGGTTCTCTGCCAAAACACGGTTGAAACAGTTTGTTTATGGCAGATTTCTTCATTTTCACTTCAAAAGGTATTTCAAATCCCTCTTTCAGATGAGAAATATCCGGCATATCATACTCTTCATCCAGTGTAGACTCGGATATTTCCTTAATTTCCGCAAGCGGTATGGGATCTCCGAGCCGTTCATCCATGATAAAGAGCTGTGGTTTGGTCTCATTTTCCATACATACCCCCTACGCCTCTATCAGTGTGAATACACGCCTATATACATCCTTGTCCGGCAGAAGCGGCAGCCTATTCAGTGTTGTACCTCCAAGATACACGTTAAATGTGCAATCCCCTATGGTTAATGTTCCTGTGCTGCCCGGATCGTTCAGATCCACTTGTACGCTATTGTGCTTGTTTAATATCGCCCGTATGGTCCTGCATACTTCCTCATTTTCTTTTTCTGATGCAAGGCAATCAAAACACGGATTTTTATTCTTTGATGATCTCATAATATTCTCCCTCGCACTCTTTCGGAGCCATAGTTCCCCATCCGTCAGCCTTTCTCAGCTCATAATGGGTCCCTCTGTCGATGGCAAAAAGTTCTTCGCCCTTATCAATATTCATTTCCATATTCTTCTCAATGTCATTTACGACAATATTCTGTAAGAAACGTGCTATCATGCCTCTTTCTCCTTTATCACTTCGGCAAACGCCGGATTCGCATACAGCTTTTCAGTAGGCCATCCCATGTGATGATACAGTTTTTCCATAAATTCAAGGCACTCCGCTTTGTCATACGCCAATAGGAAACACAGTAATTGTTCTCTGTTGTACATCACTGACGGTCCGGCTCCCATTTTGATGTAATCGTAATCTGGATAACGCACCTGAAACTCATTCGGCGTTGCTACCAGTATTTCAAATTTCACTGCTGATCCATGCGGTTCCCTTATGCAATGTCTGAATGGTAAGAAATTCATACTCTCTCCCTCATTTTGGAAAGTTTCTGTTTGGATCTCTCCCGCGCCTTTTTGAGACGTTTTTCCTCTCTATCCATTTTCTTGATGCACTTATCGAGCCGTTCTGCGTATGGATTGCCCTTAATGTCTTTCTGGGAACACTCCATGATGAAAGCCTCCCTTGCCTCAGACTGATAGACCGGTCCCATGCGCCATTTCTTTTCCTTTCTTGCCTCAGTCCAAATCAGCACCGCAATTTTCAATACGAACCACACTGTATTTAGCAGTACCAATGCGATTACTACCGCCACTATCGTTTTTGCCATTTTGATTATCCCTCCTTTGAATTTTCTATACCATCCTTGCGCCCGTATACGGATCGCATCTTTCGCACGCTCCCGTTCCGTACCAAGGGCATCTGTCACATATCAGTAATGCCGTTGGTCTGCCAGACGCAATTCCGCCCAAAAGCGATATGGGTTTATCTGCGTCCCTAACCCATGTTCCCTTTTTATTTTTCGGGAAATTTTGAAAATCACTGTTCCAACCGTCCATCCAGATATTCCTCCGTCTGTGTTTCTGCGCTCACAATCTTGCCAAGGTTATACCCTTCCATGAAGATAAGGCCTATCACAAGTACAACGAGAGTTAGTATCAATGTCCGCCGTACAACTGAATTTTCCCATGCGTCTGCCGCTATGCCTTTGAGCCATTTTAGGATTCTCTTTGCAGTGATTTTCTTTCGGAATGGATCTCCCCTTACCCTCCCGGATGTAAGAAACCTCTTCCACATATTCTCACAGTTCTCATTGCAGATCTCCGTGAGCGGACATTCGCAACATTTCTCCATTGCGTATGCTACTGCGCTTGCTATTTGTTCAGTATCTTTCATGGTCTTTCTCCTTATGAGGCGTAAGCCTCCGCCGATTTTTATTTTTCGCCTGTTATCGTTTCTACGAGCAGACGTGACGGCATCCTCATTATGAGGTCATTGCACATTTGATTCAGACGATGGTTTTCATCCGCAAGCGTATTTACCATGAGATACAATCCCTCTTCTCTGGTAAGTTCTCCGTTCTCTATCATCTGCCACACCCGGAATACCGCTGCATTGGTTCTGATATGCGTTTCAGAGATCCCTACGGTGTACGCCTCTGTCATGCAGTCCGGTTGAACTTCCGCAGCGTGTCCTCTTTCCATTTGTCCCATGCGGTCTGTTTCTTCTCTCTGCATACTTCCGCCTCTCTCTGCTCATTCTGTGTTACTGTTTCTTTGTTTTGTTCCATATCTCTCTCTTTCTATGCCGGTAGGCATCCGCCGATTTTGGATTTTGTGGTTTTGTAAACCTTTCGCTTTCCATCTGTTATCTGGATGCCGTATCTGTACTTACATTGTAAATTGAGCGGTTTACGGTAATAGGGTTCTTTGCCGTTTTACGATTGGGGTGGTTTGGGGCTTTTTAATTTTTCGGGAACTCAGAGGGGTGAGTTGCCCCCGATCCGCTCCGCTCTACACCCCCGCCCCAGGGTGCAAGCTGCCGGACCTGTCCCCGGATCGCCACACCAGAACCGCCGGAAACGTGCCGGAGTTCGTAAAAGTAAAAGAAAACGAACCGCAAAACCGCATAAATGCTATATATTTATATCTCCGTCCGTGTCTGCCGGATCTTTTCCGCTCATTTCCACCGGTAAACGCTGCGCAATCTCTGCCGCTGTTGGTAGTTCTGCCGCCTGTTTTCCAACGTTTAGATCTATCTTTTGCGCCGCCTGTGTATATCCGTGGTTGTTGTTCATATCCGTAGCGAATACGATCGGCGGGATCTTGCCAGCAAAGGCAAGTTGTTTCTTAAATGCTGCTATACTTGTTTTCAGTCTTTTTATTGTGTCAGAATACGCACCCGGGCGGGCAGTTTCCCAATTATTAAGCGTTTCCCTAGAAATCCCAGCAAAGCTACAAAAGCCCTCTACATCAGGCACCAAGCGCACACCCTCCGCCGCTCTATCCTTAATATATAAAATGTACTTTTCTGCTACCTCTGTAAATTCTTCTACGGTTTCCAACTTCCTAGGCCGTCCCCCTTTGTTCTGTACCTCTCCGCCCTCCGGCGTTTCCTCTGTCTGCAAGAATCCAGTTAAAAAGGCATCACATAAGGCCGCCGTTGTTTCTGCGTCTGTGGGTTCGTAGTCGCGCCCCTCCTTAAAACGTTTATAGCTCTGCTTCCTTACTCCGTTCTCGTCTCTCTGTGCTGTTTCTTTCTTCTCTGCTGCCATCTCTGCGCCCTCCTTTCCTCTGTGCCCTCCGTGGCGGTCCTACGATGTCACACGGGCAAAATAAAAAGGACACCGGGAAAAGCTGCTTTTTCGCTTCTCTCTGTGCCCTACGTTCTACTTTTTCGGCTATCCTTATTTATTTTATATGTGGATCTGCTCCGCCCTCCGGCGGCTCTGTTATTTCTATCTCTATGCCGCAACCAATGGCGGCGGCGTATTTCTCCATATCGTCAAGCGTGAATTTATCGGCGTTTAGTCTCTGGTTTACGTTTTGCCGGGACACGCCCAGACGATCCGCCACCTCTTGCACCGATACCCCGCGCCGTTTCATCATAACGCGCATTTTTTCGCCAAAACTCAACCGCACCGGCTCCGCCCTCCTTTCTATTCTATACCCCTATAATATATAGGAATCTGCGCCGCCTGTCAAGTCTGCCGTTTACATGGTAAACACTGCGCCGGGGTTTTCTTGCACTTTGTAAAGTGTACAATTTACACAATAAACCGCCATTATATTGTTTAGTCGGCTATACACATTTCACAAACTGCAATAAATTGTAAATATTGCACTTGACTTTGTAAAGTATTGGCTTTACAATACAAGCATAAAGAACGAACCGCAACGGACAACAACGAACCGCCGGACGTTCAACAAAACAAACAAGCGCAGGCAAGGGCGCACGGTGTACCCCAAAAGAACAACGCACCGCAGACCGGACCAAGGGAACCAACCCGGACCAAGGCAACGGCGGCGCGGCACTTATTAAGACGAGACCGAAACACGCGCCCCACCGCCTCCGGCTTGTCTCTCCTGTGAGGGCTGCCCCTGTGGCAATGAGTGCATATATCAGGCAAAAGGAAAATTGTAAACCTGTGCTAGGGTGTACCAATTCACACCGCACATATAAAAAAGATAATTGAGTTATTGGAAGTATGAAAGCACTTTGAAACTTTCAGAACCGCACGAGATCGGGAAAGCGGTATAAAACCGGCCCGGCATTGAGTGAAAGCAGTTAGCACTTTTACAATGATTAACGCCCCCGACGCTCCCAGGGGAAAGCGGGAACCGCTTCGGAACTATTGAGCCGGGGCGATGGCTGGAACGAGTTGACCATATACACGCAGCATAAAAGGGAATGGCCCGGGCGAACCCCCGACAAGCCGCCGTCTGCAAGTCTGACGTAAACGACTATTGAGAACCAAATAAAAAAGGGCGATCCGCTACACCTACCAAGCGACACGGACCGCCGCCACCCCTCCGGGGCTTGTCTCCTATTATAACAGGCTTTCCCGGATGGAACAACAAAAAGAGAGGGAAAGACCATGACAGCAGAAAAAATTATTGATTCTTTGAAATTCACAGCAACAGAGGCAGACGAACAAAAGGACCTTTTTACACCGTCCCACGTTCTCTACAAGTGCCGCATTATCAACCCGGCAAATAATCGCCGCTACACTTTTGATTATCAATGCAACCCAAGCGCAACGCATGAGCCAACAAAAGAAGATTGTTTATATTGTATCTTGTCTGATGCTTCTTGTGTTGAGAGCTGCACAGATGAGGCGGACTTTTTAACAGAGTTTGGATATATTGACGGCGGAGCGGATCAGGTTCGTAAAGGCTTAAAGGCCTATAAGGCTTGCAAGCGTACCGCGGCAGCTATTGACCGTATTTTTACAGAGGACGAAAAAACCGCCCTTAATGAATATTACGAAAATTACTAATTGACAGAAACGAGGCGCGCCCTCCGGGGCGCTCCCTCTCAAAATATAGGAGGCTTATATATATGATTACATTAGCAGAGGCGAAAGCCATTTACATAACCGGAAAAGGTCACTTTTTCGACCGTGAAACTCTTAAATACTGGGGATCTCGTATAGAATCCGCTTTATATAAAAATCGTTGTTTTGTTACCAGTGAAAACAATTTTGACGGCAGCCGCAGAGCTTACACCGTGCGCCGTTTCTCTCCTGACTTTCTCCACGTTGAGACGGTCGGAGAGTTCCAGGAACACGCTACAAAATGGGGCGCAAGAGAAGCAGCAAAGGAGGTTGTATAGAGTTATGAAAGAATTTATGTATTGTTTCCAGATTTCAAAATTGATCACTTTTGAAGTAAATTTTTACACCCTCGGCACCAACTCCGCGCCGTACTTCTCAACCTCTGCGAATGAGTTCTGCAGAAGCAAACTAGACTACACCAGAGGCGGACAGGCTCAGCGGGATCTGCTGCCGAAGTTCTCCCCGGCTCGCCGTTTCTTTGAAAAGTGGGATCATTGCCATTTACACGACTTGACCCCGGCAGAATATGAGGAAATAACCGCCGATATTGAGCAGTTAAAGGCTCGCTATAATTATATTGAGGACGTGCGCGACACGTTCCGCGGTTCCCGCTCCTCTATTCCATTTTATGATATTGTGAAACTCTCCAAGATGGAGCCTAAAAAGAAAGGGGTCGCATAGTATGAAAATTGACATTGAAAGACTTATTGACGCAGTAACCGCAGAAAATGAGGCCTACAACGAATATTGTTATAGCTCTAAAACCTTATACCGTGGTCCATTTGAGGAAATCACAACCCGAAAAACTCATGTTAATTATGCGCGAGAGGTTCACGACAGGGAACAAAACGCCGTTGATACATTGGCGGAGGTTTTCCAAATGGACACAGAGGCACGCAACCGGCTTTATATTGCAGCTAGAGCCGTGAACCGATGGCGGAACGCTACGCAGTGGGCGCGGCTTATCCCGGACACCATGCAAGACCAGATCCGCCGGTTTATCTTCGGAGAACCCGAAGCACCTAATAGCACTTGTAAATATTGCGGAGTATGGCAGGCATAGACGGACGGCGGCGGATATATTGAGAGATCGGAGGCTTTAGGATGGCTTATAAATATCTGAACCGCTCCGCAGTATTGGAACATCTGCAAGAGGGGCAAACAGTAAATATTGATGAATATATAGAAAAGCTGCGTTTTTTTAAGAAGTACACCGACAACCAAGGAACCTATATAACGGATCGCCGCTATATTGAGTATTCAGAAATAGGCTTGCACTATTACAAGTTTGATACATTGATAAAGTTTTTTGAAAATTTCAAGCTTGAGAACGGCACGAAAAAAGCATTGATAACCTTTAGCAAAAACCATTGTTTACAATGCGAGCCGGTAAGAGATTAAGGAGGTTTATATCATGGGATGGGATTATACACACGCAACACACTACACCAGAACCGGAGCTATTGACAAAAAGGCAGAAATTGACGAGCTTTACACCTGGCAGAACGACACGAAAAAATATGAGGTTGTCCGCTCTTGCATGGTCGGGGCTACATATTACGCCGCAGTAAAAGCAACCGTATTGAGCACCGGAGAGGTTGAGACATTCGCCGCCGTTGCATTGACGCACACAAACAACCGGGATTATTTCAACTTTGGAGTTAAGACGATGGAGGAAAGCATGGGACCTTGTGAAGATCATTGCCCGGCTTCGATTCTCTCTCTTCTCTCCCCTACTGATTCAGAATATGCCAATAGCTGGCGCGAGAGATGCAGAAAGAACATTGAAGCAAAGAAAGATCCGCACGCATTGAAAAATTTACCTGTCGGCGCAGTGATCCGCTTTACTCTCCACACTGGGGAAAGTATCGAACTATTGAAACACGCCGCGGCGTATCAGTTCAAACGCCCTTTCTGGTTCTGCCAATCATCCGGCCGTTATATGCCAGCAACCAGGATCCCGGCAAATTATGAAGTAGTCACAGCATAACATATTGAGTTTAGGAGGATAAAAAACCATGAATAATACAGCATTGAGAATTGAGAACGGTATGAGCAGTTTTGAGTTACTGCAGGCCAAGGTGTCAAGCCTTGAAGCAACAGAAAAGCGAATGAGCATTGAAGAGGATCGCCGCATGGCTGCCATTGATGCGATGGATCGCACCTATAACAACCCATCCACACCACGCCGCACACGCTTTGAGCTTTCTATTGAGCTTCCTATTCAGCGTGAGGCGTTGAAGAACTACCACAATGAGCGCAGCCGGGTATCTGCCGAGCTTCGAGGATTGAGAACAGCTATTGACCTGATCTTGACCGTTTCCAACTACGGCGGAGAGGTTACACCCGGAAACCGCCGATTGATTGAGAGTATTTTAATCTAATCCGTTACATTGTAACGATATGTAACACGTTGTAATATGGAGGTAACACAAATGTTGGATTTTGAAAAATTGATTTATAACGATATTAACAAAGAGGAAACGCCGGTATTGATAAACTTTGAATACTCAAAAAAGGCTGAGGACATTGAGAGTTTTCTATTGTACGATTTAAGTGAGGACGATGTGCCGGAGGATGATGAAATACAAAGCATTGATTTTGATTTATACATTTTTAACATGGATAACTTCAAAGTAGAATGTACCTTGCACGGTGCTGCCGGGGATTACTTTATCGGAGATTATATTGAGAGTATGCACAATGCTTTTTCATGGCTTGAACAAATACCGGCAGACATTATGGCAGAGATTAAAGCTATTTTTGCAGATAAGGAGGATATGTAAATGTTAAAGATGTCATTTTATGATGGAACTTTAGACAGGATAAAGGCAAGGGAAGTTGTTGAGGCATCCGAAAAGCCTTTAATGTTCCGATATGGTTTTGCTTTTAGGGGCGCAGAGAAAAGACCCATAACCAGAGAAAAGGCATTGAACATTATTGAGGATTCAGGGAATTATCTGGATATAACAGAAACCGACAACGAGATCCTTTTGAATACTTTTTCAAGTAATGATATGTTGTAGGAGGTATGACATGGTAGTTATTTCATTGACAGATAGAGAACAGACATTATTGAGTGATAGTGTATTGACGATGATAGAGAACGCCGGACAGGCGCAACGCCTTGTATGTGACACCGAATCACAGAAAGCTATTGACATACATATCAAAGAATTACAGGCATTAAACAGAAAGTTGTGTACTACCGGCATCCGGTAAAGAAAGGATTGAGAACCATGAGAAAGAAAAGCGTATTTATTAACTGTATGGAAGCATTGACCGCAAATAGAAAACACAGCGAAGCCCGCGCACTTCTCAATGCAGGACTGAAAGAGTCCGCAGAGAGACAGACCGCCGCTACTGCTCCGGCATATGAGCTTACAAAGCCTTATATCTTCCCTACCGTTGAGGGCAATATGACTTATCACGCATCATGGGGATCTCATGGGGTAAAGAATGAAGCTGAAACCATATTGAGTGTATTGAACTCTTTCCGCCTCCGCTCCACCCTTGCAAAGATCAACCAAGGGCCACGCCTTACACAGTATGTTATTGAACCGGCTCCCGGAACTCAGGTACAAGCTATTTTGAGACGTGAAAAGGAATTTCAGGCAGCCTTACATTGCAACGCCTCTTTGAGATTTGATAATGGCTATGTGTATATTGAGGTTCCGACCGGTACAGAAACCGTGTTCCTGGGCGATATGCTCATTGATAATGAGTACCAGTCCACCGATGGTTTCACAATGGCAATCGGTATGGCGGTTGATGGTTCTAAGCATTACATTGATATTGCCAAGGCTTGCCACATCCTTATTTCTGGTATGACCGGATCCGGTAAATCAATCGTGCTGCATAACCTCATCTTATCTCTATTGATGAAAAAGAATCCAGCACAGATGCACTTATATATCATTGATCCGAAAGCAACAGAGTTTGAGTATTATAAGAATCTTGCAGCGTGTACGGTTGTTTCTGATGTAAATGGTGCGGTTGAATTATTGAAGAACCTTTGTATTGAGATGGATCGCCGCTACTCCGTCCTTGCCTCTACCGGCTGCCGTGACATTGACAGCTACAATGCAAAATTCGCAGACGCTCCTATGAGACGTGACATAGTTTTCATTGATGAGCTGTCCGACCTTATGAGCATGGGCGGTAAATCCGTTGAGGGACATATTGTAAGAATCGCACAGAAAGCCCGTGCCTGTGGCATCCACCTTGTAATCGCTACACAGTACCCGGTTGCAAAGGTTGTTACCGGATTGATTAAGGCGAATATGCCTACAAAGATCTGTCTCCGTGTTGGTACAGTCACAAACTCTATGGTCGCATTGGATATGGCCGGCGGCGAAAAGCTCATGGGACATGGCGATATGCTCTTTCTCCCTAACGGTTCTCTTTCCCCGGTAAGGTTGCAAGGTGGGTTTGTATCTGAGACGGCAATCAACAATGTTGTTGCCGGTTTGATGAAAAATCAGTAAGTAGGAGGGTTGTTAGAATGGCAGGAAAGACAACAACAGCTTGTACGCATGAGCAGTATGAGACTATCATAAAAACTTTATATGAGGGCATTGGAGACTGCATACAGCCTAATCCCCGGATTGCTACGATCCTTGTTATTGAGGCGAATGTAGGTCTCCGCATTGGCGATACACTCTCCCTCCGGCGTTCCTCTTTCATTAAGACGCCCTCCGGCCACGCTTTCAATATTATTGAGCATAAGACCGGAAAGGTTCGCCGCTTCAAGGTGCAGGAACAGGTCTACAACTTTCTCCTTGAGTATGCGGATTCCGAGGGTATTGAGGGCGATGATCTGATATTCCCTATCGGTGTCCGGGCAGTGCAAAAGCATCTGAAAAAGGTTTGCGACTGGCTCGGTCCTGGGTATGAGGATATATCCACCCATTCGTTCCGTAAATACTTCGGAACAGAGATTTACTACAAGAACGGAAAGGATATTGAACTGGTCCGCCGCCTGTATCAGCACAGTTCCGCCGCCGTTACGGCTCGTTACTTGGGTGTTACGGACGAAAAGATTGAACAGGCATTAGATTCCCACGTTGATATTATTTACCGCCCCAAATGAGGCGCATATATAGTAATGGTTCCTTATAAGATTTGTCTATTTGAGTGTCGTGTAACAGGTTTCTGGCAGTTTTTAATGTGAAAACTGCTGCCGGTATGAGGGTTGATAACGGCATACACCATCCCTTTGTTGGTTGACAGGTTTTCCGGCTTTAATGCGAAACCGGATAAGGATAGTGGGATCTCCTGACATTCGCGTATCTCCGGCGGAGCGCACGATGCCGCTTGATAAGAACGTGTCCAAATAGACAAATGCTATAAGGAACCATTGAAGAAATGGAGGTCTTAGGCATGATTGATATTACAAACTGCAATAAAATCATAGTCGATACCATCGGGAAAACAGAGAAGATCATTGAATGGTATCAGCAAAATAAAGATTGGTTGGATGCCGAAGAGTTCCGCATCCCCATCCCCTCCGCATTGGTTGAACTGCCGGAGGAAGATATTAAATTCTATTATGAGCAGGAGGGTGTATTCGTCAGGCTGCATCTGTATATGGGTGGCGTGTATGTCTGCAATTATCGGTATGATCCGAAAACTCAGGAAATCGAAAACATTGTCTTTCCTGCCGGATTAAGCAAAGAGAAACGAAAGGTTGCCCGGATGGTTCTTGCCGCTGACAGAACACCATACAAGGAGGCATTGAAGTTCCACTCTCTCATGTGTTTTGCAACGCATTACCGCAACTGCATTGAGACCAGAGAACAGAAAGAGAAACGCATTTCTCATAAGCAGCGGAAAAGCCTGCGCCGTTCCGGCGGTGCTACACCATTGATAACCACATACCACATTGATAGCAGACCTATTCCTGCAGACGGCACAAAAAGGCATTACACAAAACCTACCGAACAGGTAAGTGTGAGGGGATTTTACCGAACTACCAAGACCGGTAAACGTGTATGGGTTCGGCCTTTCACAAAATACAACGGAAATTCTGGAAATAATAAAACATACAAAGTATAGGAGGATCACTATGAGTAATTTGAAAGTATATGCAAAAACCATTGAGGATGAGGCTTTGGAGCAGATCAACACTCTTCTGTCTCAGGATGTCTTTAAGGACTGCAAGGTTCGTATCATGCCGGATGTTCATGCCGGTAAAGGATGTGTTATCGGTTTTACTGCCGACCTGGGAGATAAAGTAATACCTAACATCGTTGGGGTTGATATTGGATGCGGTATGCTTTGCGTTAGTTTAGGGCATAGGGATTTTAATGCTGTTACATTGAATACTTTAGATCGTGTTATCCGCACCTATGTTCCAAGTGGGAAAAATGTGCATGATGGGCGGCAAATGCGTTTTGAAGAATTGAAAGAGCTTTATTGTTACCGGGAATTAAAAGATACCAAGCGTCTCGAACGCTCTATTGGCACTCTCGGTGGCGGCAACCATTTTATTGAGGTTGATGTTGCGGAGGACGGTTATAAGTATCTGGTTATCCATACCGGCAGTCGCAATCTTGGGAAACAGGTGGCCGACTACTACCAAAACCTTGCCTATGAGTTGATGTGTGGCAAAGATGATCTGTATGATCGTCAGGAAAAACTCATTGCCGACTACAAAGCCGCCGGAAGAAAATCTGAGATTGAATCCGCAATCAAGGAGCTGCGCCGAAACTTCCGTGCTGTCACTCCGAAATTGCCGAAAGACCTCTGTTATTTAGAGGGTAAGTACCGTGAACAGTATCTCCATGATATGAGGATATGTCAGAAGTTTGCCTACATGAACCGTGTTATGATTGCTCAGATTATATGCAATCACATGGGATGGGGTGTTGATGCAGATATGCCGGACTTCTTTGAGTGCATCCACAATTATATCGACCACGACTCCAACATCGTCCGTAAAGGTGCTATCTCTGCCAAGTACGGAGAAAAGGTTCTTATCCCTATCAATATGCGTGATGGGTGTATTCTCGGAACTGGCAAGGGAAATGAGGATTGGAACTGTTCTGCGCCGCACGGAGCCGGACGGATTATGTCCCGGATGAAAGCAAAGGAAACTCTCAGCATGAGAGACTATTCACACTCTATGGACGGTATCTACACTACTTCTGTGTCAGAGGAAACCATAGATGAGGCACCGATGGCATACAAGCCTATTGATGAGATTGTGGAATGTATTGGAGAAACCGTTGATATTCTTGCGATTCTGAAACCTATATATAATTTCAAGGCAAGCGAATAATGTGGCATTGATAGACACATTGATGTATAATGGACTAAACATTTATATAGGGAGGATATGTCTATGAAGATGAGATATTTTGCCATACTGTTACTGTCGGCCGTTCTTTTGACTGGTTGTGGTGGCAGTACATCTACCAAAAATGGCGCTACTGCGGTAACGACTACGACAGAAAGTAAAGACAAAACAGACCTTGCAGATTTGATGAGTACGCAGGATTATTCCTGTACTGTGGATGATTCTTTTATGTATTACGTTATGTATGTAACAAACAATTCAGATAAGGTTGTGAGTATTGATCTGAATGTGACCGCATTGGATTCTTCCGGCAGTATGGTTGGTTCTTCCAGTGATGGAACAAAAGCGGTTGCTCCAGGGCAAACAGCCGGTATATGGACCACATTTGATGAATGGGATAAGATTGATAGTTTTGATTACGCGCTGTCCGTATCTGAGGAAAAAGAATACTCTCCTGTCTATTCTGACTTATCCGTTGACTACAATACTACCGACAGCGGCATTGTTGCATCCGTGACAAACAACGGAACTTCCGCCGCAGATTATGTGTGGATGGATGTGGTGTACCTTAAAGATGGGAAAATGGTTAATTTTAGCGAATTATCTTTTATGGATGATAACCAAGAATTGCAGCCAGGTACAACTCTTTCTCAGGAGGGCACTTGCTACTCTGATTCCGGTTTTGATGATGTAGTGATTGCCATAAATGGCAGGAAATGATTTAAGGCAGAGGTTTTATTCCTCTGCCTTTTCTATGAGTTCCCATGCCTTTTCATCGCCAAATTCTTTCCTTACGGCTTTCCATAATCTGAGGTACTTCTTTGATTCTCTGTCCCTTTCAGTCCTTGCCTTGTCAATCTGGCTTCTGAGGCGGCTTATATACTGCTCGTCCTCTGTCTGAATCAGCTTATCTGAGTCACGGTACAGTGACCGGATCATACTTTCTTTGAGCATTTCCACCCACGGCGTAGATACCTCTGTGCTGCGCCCATTGATTGAACGGCGTGTTTTATATTCCCTATCGGATAAATCCTGTTTCTTGGCTTTCTTGGCGCAGTAATCGCCAATATACACGCCAACCCAGTCTGGGATTTCTTCTTTGACCTGATCGTAAAGTTCTCTGGTAAGCACATAATAGTTGTAGTGACCTACGAACGATTTAACTGCTGCACTATGGAAATCTGCCTTTGATACCTTGACCTCATAGCATCGGAAAATGCCCTTTGTATCGTATGTCATGTAGTCCACACGCTCCTTGCCGCCATATCCTATTGTTACCTCATAGCAACCAAACGTTCCCATTTTGTATGTGGCTCTTCTGATTGCCTTTTCCAATGCTACGGTTTCTGCGGTTTTCATTTCAAATCCTCGATTGAGAATACCAAACCTACGCAGTAGACCTCTCCATCTTCCCAAATATCAAATCTCTCACAAGGAATTTCTGTCTCATACGTCCATGTTGCCGGAAGTCCGTCTCGGTTCATTCCATCACACCATCTGGCATCTATCCAGTTGGCACGTTCTTCTCCCTCCTGGTCTACTCCATCCTTATCGAAATAAACTCTTCCGCCATCAAAACAGCCTCCCTCATCGCGGATTGCTCCGTCAAACTCCATCAAATCATCTGATGCACCTGTCACAATGACAAGACCGCTCTGCTGTGCCTCTTCCAGTACATCATCGAAACTATCTCTGTATGCTCTTCCATTGAGCTTTTCTGCCAGTTCTCTTGCTTCCATATTGTCCTCCTTTAATCTGTGTATACAACGATTTCCTGTCCCTCCATTCTGTACCCAAAGCAGAGATTTCCGCCATCCGCTATTATGGCACATTCATGGTCTGACAGATTGTTTGCGTTTCCGATAATTTGATAGCGTTTGCAGGCATATTCGCTGTCTCCGCTCATTATCACGGTTTTCTCTGCCAGGATCTTCTCTTTCTGTTCATCTGCCATAGACTCCCACTCATAGCCATATACCACTATCGCCTTATCCTTTATCTTCTCATATTCCTCATACCACGTTTTTATCATCAGTTACTCCTTATAGCAAATCCCATTGTTACCGTTAAATCTCATATACGGATTGATTAAAGGACTTCTGAAAATGTCAATCTCTCTGCCATCGTGCATGAATTTGAAAGAGATACTGTTATATGCTCCTTTTATCCCTACCAGTCTCACGCTCGTATTGCTCTGCCCCATCATAATGTCCTCTACATCATATTCAGTTCCGATTTCCAATCCGTCCTCTTCTCTGATTGTTACTGCCTTGATGAAAATGTTATTCTGTATACGCATAGGTTCCTCCTTTCTCTCATACTTGCATTTTGGAAAATGGGTTCCAACATCAAGGAACATATCGAGAATGATCTTTCCTGTTTCTCCGCAGAAATTTATATGCCCTGCGTCTGTCTGCTTAACAATCAGTTTTCCGCAGTTGAGACAGCAATCCTTTTCGTTACGTTCCTCGAATATTTGCAGTGGTGTCTTATTCATCCCGGATTCCTTTCTCTCTGAAATGCTCCATGATTTTGCAGATTGTGACATCTCCAACACCTTTGATTTTTGAGATTTCTTTCAGAAAATCATTGACTGTCATTCCGGTAGCCGATTTCTTTCCCTGATTAAATCCCTCACTCCTGGCTTTTTCCACTCTGTCATTGACATACTACACTAACTGTTCATCAGTCATTTTGCGGATTTTAACCGCTTTTTCATGTACCTTATCTTCATTTACTGTTCTGCGGCAGCTTCTCTTCTTTGCCATTGCAATCCTCCTATCTCATGTATGTTTCAACGATGCACGCATCGTCCTCTGGTGTCCTCGGAAACTTAAACATGAATCCGGCTGACATTACATCTTTTTCGCATCTTTCGAGATTTTCATATTCGCAGTAAACATTTGTTGGCCGGCTTTTCTCTCCGTCCCATACTCTTGCCACCACTTTCCCCGGAAAATCTTTCGGACTGTCATATATCACTACTAGCGGCACTTCTATATCTGAATAGTCCACCAGATTAAGTGTCGGTACTCTCTTATACAACGGCGTGTTTTGCTTTGCTAATTTCTTCTGTTTGTTCACTCCCATACCTCCTTTAATTCCACATGGAATGATTTCAATAGTTCATCGTCCATGTTTGACATAAATGTTCTGTACGATATGTCTGGCTTATTTTCCATAAACCACTCTACCGCCTTTTGATTTTTGGCTGTTCTGGTAGATAGATTTCTCCAATTATCCTGATACCGAACCCGTCTCAATTCTCCGTACCATACAAGAAATCGTTCTCTCGTGCCATTCCTATCAATCCTCATAGGCACATACGGATCAACAATCTCGTAGTCTATTCGGCGGACTGCTGCCGGAACTGCCATAACCCACATTTCTCCCGTGGCAACAGCATCCGGCACTTTATCCGCTATCTGCTCCGGCATGAGGATAGCATCACTCTCTATGTAATACGCATGGATAACAACCGGCACACCGACTCTTGCCATGTTGTACGCCACTGTTCCGCCTTGCGGCATCGCTTGGATTGCACTCAATATGTTAGGTGCTACGCATATCCTTGGAGTGGTGTTATCCTCATCCGGGCAAATCTGTTTCGGAACTCTCGGAACAAATCTCTCTACTTCATCAAATGAAACGTGAACCAATTTACTGTTGTTTCTTTTTCCTCTTTGCTTCATCCTTTTTCCGTTGGCGTTCCTCCCAGTAGGGATGTTCCAACCTTTCTAGTCCAGTGCATCCTATCTGCAGGCACTTATGGACTTTCATTTGCTTCGTTGATAGATACCCTTTGTGTGTTTTGCAGTACGCTACCGGCGATTTAACCATATTCTTATCAATGCTCTTGAATAAATCAGGCATGGATAAGGGCTTTCGGAAACTCTTGAATGAGTTCTTCGCCCCAAATGTCCGTGAGGCTTGGTTTCATAAATACCGGTATGTTGTACTTTCTGCACTGCTCCACAATATTTTCAATCCATTCTCGTCTTGGTATGACTTTATCTTTTCTGCTGCCAGTCTCCGCTCCTACGATGATCCACTCCGGGATGTATGATTTCTCACTCAGCTCTCCGAAGTCTGCCAGTATAGGCTCTACTGACAAAAACGTATGGAACTCATAGTGTCCGTCCTGCCCCATATACTCCGTATCTGGATCTGTGACTGTCGTTCCGTACCACATATTATCTCTGAGTGGTAATTCTCCGTAATGATGCAGCTCCATATATCTTCCTGGATTCTTCGTGAGGAAGAGGTAATTATGCTGTGGAGCTTTCTCACAAGCATTAAACACTTCCCTGATCCATCTATCAGGAACCCACTCTCCAAACACATCCGGCATTGAACCGACAAAGATATTTCTCTGCCTCTTTTTGTCTCTGTATTCTCCCATGCGGTATCTGTGGATTGTCGGCACAAATCCATGCGGATAGGCACATCTGAATTGTTTTCCGGTCTCATCATCAATATAATACGGTTGCTCATTGATCTCATAAGTTTCAGAACCATCGTCTCCGAGTTTGTATGTCTCAGGTTCTACCAGATGGCATCCTTTCCGTGATACAAAGCGGTTTGCAATACCTCTAGCATAACAATAAGGGCATTTATGACGGCAGCCGGTAATCGGATTCCATGTGCTGTCAGCCCACTCTATTTTCGTTTTATCCAAGTCTCTTCCTCCTACCTGTGTATTTCCCTACATGATTGATATAACCGCAATAACAACACTTTACCTCGTCTCTAAGGCGGCTCTTATAAATCTGATTTCCACAGCATCCACAGTCAAATTCTTGCGGATTGATTTTCTTTTTCTTCATAAACGCATCACTCCTTTGGAAATAATTTGTCATAAAACCATTCAATATCACGGCGAACCTTAAAATATCTAAATTTATCCTCTTCGCTCGTGCTTCTTACACTGATATACCCGTGAAAAGCATTTACCTCTTCTACTACCACCGGAAGCTCTGCATATTCCGTCTTTAACATCCACTCACTTCCGAGAGGGTATTTATCGAATTTTGAATAGTCGATCTTTTCGTCCGCATGAAACGGAAGATCGTATTTTCTTTTATCCACAGCCAAATCGTCAATATAGCAAGTGGCATACACTTTTCTTGGATTGTTACCATATTTTTCAACGTTTTCCGGCAGATTATCATTGACCTCATCGAACTCTAAGCCAAATTTACTGCACCAGTCCACCGCTTCTTTCAGATGTTCTTCCACCCTGCAAGTCCAAAGGATCACTTTTGCTCCCTCTGTTCTGCGTTGAATAAGATGCTGTATCAGTTTTTTGTTCGGCGCGCCAATTCCGGGCCACTTACTTTCGCAGAGTGTTCCGTCAAAATCAACCGCATAAATCGGTACAAAACTACTCATCTCCATTCCTTTCCATCCCTAAATCGAATAGGGATAATTGTGCTTTTTCTCTTTCCAGTCTCGCATTTGAAACCTCATACATCTCGGTGTCTATCTCAAACCCTACAAACCTCACGCCGTTTCTGTGATATGCAATGAGGCTTGACGCAGATCCTACATGGGTGTCAAGTACCACCCCCCCCGATAGCTTAAAAGCACCTACTAGATATTCGTACAATGCTATCGGTTTCTGGGTTGGATGGATGCGCTTCTCTGAATTTGTTCCGCCAGTGTTTGAGTATCTGAACAGTTTTGCCGGGAGATTGTAAGAAGTCCACGCAATCTCCGCTTGCGAAAAGGCATCCCACGGCTGCACCTTATCCCATACAACAAAGCACTTTGTTGGTGGCAGATTGAAATAATTTCCGCCCCATATAATCTGATTTTTCGATACGCGAAACAATTCTTTGAAGTATTCCTCCGTTGGCGGTTTGCTATCCCATTCCTTTACCTGTCCACTCCGTTTCAATCTGCTTGCGGTGCTTTCGGATGGATAACCGTTCTTCGTCCGGCTCTTATTGGTTCCCATCGCCATGTTCGGCGCATTGATTCCGTATGGTGGGTCTACGATTGCCACATCAAAGTATTTATCAGGGAAAAGTTTCATGCCGGCCATGCAGTCCATGTTGTAGTAACCAAAATCTAATTTATCCACTTAATAATGCTCACTCCCTTATAACCTTTTTGAAACTCATACCACGCATACGCAACTGCACTTCCGCCTCCGGCTTTCATTTCCTCAAACATTCCGTTTTTGGCGCACAGAATACGGCTGCGTGACACATATACATATCTCGGAGGGTATTTCTTAAACAGTTCGCCTCTAGCCTTTCCCTCCAAAAACTGTAATTTAAGAAACATGAACACTTTTCTCCCGTCCGGTATGATCGTCATTGCGTGTTCAATAAACTCTTTCGCGTACTTGTATGGAGGATTGGTAAGAATATCGCCATCCCACATTTTTGTTGTCTGCAAGAAGTCTATTCCACCCTCTCCATACCCTCTGTCGATAAGATCCGTACTGCGGACCTCATAACCGAGTTCTATGAGACGTTCTGATAAGTGTCCTTGTCCTGCAGAGCACTCCCAAATCTTATGATTCAGTTCTGCCCCCCCTGTAACAATGCGTCTACTGCGATAGGGTCTGTCGCATAGTAGTCGTTAATCTCTCTTTCTTTCTCTGTGTGGTTGGATGCGCCAAGGGAGATCGGAAGAGCGTCGTGTAGGGAAAGAGTGTAGATCTCGGTGGTCGCCGTATCATTAAAAAAA